ATCTCCTATTCATATGTTTTTCTTAAACATTCCTTTAAGACGATCTATTGATCTTCTATTTTTAAATTTCTTAACTTTAGATATGATAGTATCGAATTTATCATTTTCAATATCAACACCTAAATATTTGATTATGGTTTTAATATCATCAAAACTATTTGATTTCCATATTTCTCTACCTTCATTTTTTCCTACAGGAACAATTCTTAAAGATAATGATGATGGATTTAAATTAAAATCATATTCTTCTCCTTCGCCCGGTTTTTCAATATTACTTATACTTAATTCTTTAAATAAATTTTCTATTTCTTTTTCGTTTAATTCTGTGAAAACAGCTTTAGTTAAACCTATAGCTAATACTTGTTCTTGAGCAGGTAAATCTAACATTTTATATGTAAATTTACCTTCTTCTTTAGATACAGTTACAATATTATCTATTTGAACATATTCTCCTTCTTTACCTGCTATAGGATATAAAGTAGAAACTATATTTCCATGTATAAAATATTTTTTATTCTTTTTAGGAATAACGGGTATTTGAGAAATTTGTTCTAAAGAACTGGCTAATTTTTGTTTAAGATCTTTTTTATCACCTTCGGGAAATGAAACTACAATATCAATATCTCCAAAAATGTTTTTTTCGGGTCTAGAACGAACACCTGTAATACTATATGATGTATCTAATCCTAATGGTTTTAGGACATTATCTCTATAGTCACGAATTGTGGCTTTTAAATTTTCTTTATTTATGCGTGATCCGCCGGCTGCTCCGCTCATATTAGATATTATCTGGTATGTATGCTCCTGCTCTCCTTAGAGCTTCTTTAAACATAGTTAATGTTTTTTCTTGGTCTTCAGGTTTAAGATTAGTTTTAATATAATTCACTAATTTATTATAGTTATTAATTATATCTAAAGTTAGTGGTTGTTTAGGTTTATATTCTTGATTTAATACTTCTAATGCTTCTTTAGGTTTATCAGCAATTGTTTCTCCAGTATTTTTACGTATAAATCCTCTACCGCTTTTAAAAGTATAACCTAAAGCAGCAAACATAGCTAACATTAATTGTCCTCTATGTAAACCTTTAATTTGGGGATTATCTTCAGGTAATTCAGAATTAAACCTAAATTTTAACCAATCCATATCACCAATATCTATATCTAATTGAGCTCTAGATTCTAATTTTTTACCAGCGGTGTCATATTGAGGATACGAAAAATGAATTGATCCTGCGCCAGAAGCTTTGTCACTAGTGTGTAGATCTGTGGAACTTGAATTTATTTTATTAACAATTAATTGAATTAATGATTTTAATTGAATTTGATCGTCTGCTGCTGAGCGCGCTGCTTTTTTATTTTTAGCATATAAAATATCATATTCATCTTGACTAATACCCCAACCTTCAGTATCAGCTTGTCCGTTTTTAAAGAAATATTCAGCTGAGTAAGCTACATCTACATCACCGGATTGAGGTTTATTGCCTGTTGAGCCTAACCAATTACTTTTATCATTTAATGAATTAAATGTAGATTTTTTATTTGGAAAAATTTTACCTAAATCATCCACAAATTTTTTAATTGTTGGAGTTATATTAGCTAATAATATGTTTTCAGTATCGTATTCAGTGTTTTTAAATACATTACCTCCTTCATTAACAAATACTTCTCTTAAGAGTTTTACTAAAGAAATCATTAAATATTTTTATCATAAATATGTTAAATATTTGAAGTAATTTGTATTTCTGTAGGGAAATGCTCTGCTGTTGGTTTAGGGTCTGGGTGTTCTAATTTATATAATTCATGAATATATTGGAAAATTTTAAGATTTTCTTCAATTGATTTTGTTGGTTCGTGGATTTCCCAACCCTTACCTTGCATTTTTCCACCTTTTTTATCTTCTCCACGTTTTGATGATTTTAACCAAAGAATTCCTATACGATTTATTTTTTCTTCATATAATTCATTCCATGCTTGAGCATACGCTGATAATTGAAAATCTTGGCTAGCATGTAAAGAATTTGAAGTTTTTATATCTAATAACCATTTTTCATTATTTATTTCTAAAACTAAATCACAGGTACCAGCGTATGTATATATATCTGAGAATAGATGGATTTCACTTTCTATTAATGTTGGTTTATGAGTAATCCAAAAATCATGAAATTTTAAAATCATTTTCCAAACATCTAATGAGTATTTTGAATATCCTTCATCATTTATTAATTGAATTTTTTCTCCTTGAAGATATCTTTCAATAGCATCGTGAACTTGTGTACCCTCATCAGCTGCTTTTCTAGCTATAATATCCGCGTTATGGCCTACATCTTTTAACCAATTTTCAAAAAATTTACCTTTAGGCATATATTGTAAAATACTAGTTACAGATGGATAATATTTTCCATTTCTATAATAATATCTGTTATCTAATATATTTACTCTTTTTGATTCAGTATCTATTTCAACTAAACGTTTAATACTTTTTTTATGAACATTTACGTTTTTTTCTATCATATTATTTGGAGTTTTTTCTCGAGTAGATTCGAGAATGTTAAAGGCAAGGTGTTTTGAACAAGACCCGTGAATTTTTCAAATCCCATATCACTTGGATCTTTATCGTCAATGTCTACTAAATAAACCTCTTTACCTTCATTCATTAATGTTTCACAGAAATTCAATGCTTGTTTAATAGCATCTTTATCTAATGCAATATATATTTTTTGGACAGTTGAATTAATAAGTTTTTTCATGAGACTTTTCTGGATGGTTTTACCTAATAATGGGATTGAATTACGTTTAATAGCAATTGCATCAAACATACCTTCACATAAAATAATTGGCACATTCCAGTTAATAAAGTGCTCTAAACCAATGATATCTCTAGTTACGTCAGGATTTTTATATTTAATAGGTGAGTTTTTATCAAAGTTTCTCGCCGTGAAATAATTTAAACTTCCATTCATATCATATGAAGGAATTATTATCATATTAGCAAACTTACCAAACTCACAATATCCTATATTATATTTAATTATATCTTCTTTAGTTATACCTCTATTTTTTAAATAATTTAAAGCATGTTTAGCAGTTAAACTATTAATAGGTGGGTTAACAAGTGAAATAAACTCTTTAGGTAATATTGCTTTCTTGTTATCAACAATTTCAATATGCTTAGCATCTGTTTTTATAAGCAGTTTTAACTGGCTTATCTTGTCAGAATCAGCATCAATTTTCTTAAATAAAGAAGTTAATTTTTTACCCTTAAAACCACAAACCCAACATTGATATGACTGGAAATGAGGTGATGATTCCTCTAAATTAATTTCTAGTTTTAATTTATGATGTTTGCATTCTGGGCAATGATATGCTCTGTTACCTTTAGATGTGGATTTACCTTTACCTAAGACAGAATCCATTAAGAATACTAAAGCATTATTAGTCATAACTAAATTATACGAAAAAATTTTGAGTAAGCCAAACTAGCCTACAAAATCCTTAGTGAAGAATTTACCTAATATATTATCGTTAAAATAATTATCGGGTTTTTCTAATACATCAAATGTGAATAACATTTTACATTCGAGGTATGTTAATTGTTTTTTATTGAAAGCTAATACTAGTATTTCACGTTCAAATTCGTCTTGTTTACCTGCTTTAATTAAATCAAGAATAGGTTTAGCGGAACCATAATATGTTTTCCAATCTGATTCTTTTTGGACTACTCTAGTAGATGATTTACGACCTGGTCCTGATTGCTCAGCTAACTCTTTTTTAGTAAGTTTTTTCTTTATATTGTGATATAAAGATTTTTTACCTATATATGATTTACCTGATGGTTTATGATTTACTATGTAAATAAAACCAAATGTATTTTTAGGAAAATCTTCTATACTGTTTATAACTTGATTTTGGTATAACCACATTTATCTATCTATATTAATTAATATTGTTGTATCTGTTGTAGGTGAACTAGGTAATGGTTGAGATAATTTACCTATTGCTAATAAATTTTGTTGTTCATCATATAAACCAATAGTTGTTATATATGGTGAAAAATAGTCTTGGTTAACATAACCATATGGGATTCCAGGATTAATAGTGACTTCTGTGCTACTTGATATACTAATCTCACATGGAGAACCACCCGCGTTAGTATTTGTGAATGAGGAACTAGTACTTGTAAATGTACTTGGATTTAAAGTATAATTATATTCATTTTCTCTAATAGTACATTTATATTGAGTTTCATAAATTGTATATGAGCTAGAGAATGAAGCTGTAAAATTAGAAGCCGATGTGAAAGCAGTTAATAGTCCACTCCAATCAAGGTATGTTCCATAAATGTATGTTGGAGTAGGATTACCATAAATTGATACAGCGTAAGGAGAAAATATGATTTGTCCATTATTAACTGCGTTCATATAATCATAAATGCTTCTATTTCCTGTTAAAGTAACTATACCATGAGGATAAACAACATTTCCTACTATAGCAGAACTTGTACCATAAAAAGTATTAAGCATTCTTAAATTACCTTCTCCATCATCATAAAATTCAAAAGTAGTTGAATTAAAAGGAAATTTTATACGAAGAGAATTTGGTTGAATATAATCTCCAAATAATGTGTTAGGTATAGTTAAAATTCCTATACGATCATTAGATGCTGTAGGAAAGAATCTAGGATATGATAAAGTAGTTTGTAAATAATTATAATAATGAGCTTGACTACTAACTGATCCTATATATCTATCTCCATCTGAGTCAGCTCCTGGAATTAAAATTTGAGGGTTA